CATATGCATGTCATGTCTGGACGAGTGCGGGTTGAAAACCGTAGATGACGGCATCGGCCCGTATGAATACTGGGGCTGCCGGGGCGTACACCATGAGTACGTTGACGCGAGCGACTGCTGCGGTGGAGAGTTTGCCGAGGGCGCGATATTCCTGAACCGCGTCACATTTCCAACCGCACGCAAGGAGCACAAGGCGAAGCTAATGACACTGTAGGACCTGACGGACCGGCAGGTTTTAAGGGCTATCGAGGTGAGCGTGGTGTACAGGGAAATGATATTTTCTACACCAAAGGACCCGATGGTTATGTTGGACCTGATGGTTATGATGGTCCTAGAGGTGAACCGGGTGATGATGGCGGCCCACCACTTTGTTCTATCGGAGACTTAGACGATGTAACTACTCAAAGTTTTTCGTTAGGAATCGGTGAAGACACTTTGATGCAAACTAATACACTTTCTGGCTACACGTTTGCAGTAGGAATTTGTGCTGGTGGATATAGCGGAAGTGGTACGTATATAACTGAATTAGATGTACATCTTGGTTATTCTGCTGGTAGTATTCAAGGATCTTCTGGATCAGCGACTAGTTACTGCAACGTATACGCTGGTTCTTGCACTGGAATCAACAACTGTAGCTCTGGTATATGTGCCAATACTGTAGTTGGTGCTCGAAGCTTTACTGGTATAAAATTTCCAGCTTGCGCAAATACTATCATAGGATCTTGTAACGCGCAAACTACAGCGTCAAGTACATGTTTTAGTTTTACTACTATTCTTGGACATAAAAATCAGTCAATATCTGCAAATGCACCCGTAGAGCATTCTACTATTATAGGATCTTCTAACAGATACGATTGCACTACAAGTGGCGCAACTGTTATTGGGTTTGGAAATTGTTCTTCTAGAATGATTAATGGTGTTGCAATTGGAAATCATATTGAAGCTGGTAACAATGATTATAATGTAACCATTGGACTTTGTGCAGGCGGTGGTGGATTTGGAACAAATTCTTCTAACTCAGTACTCATAGGACATTGCGCTGGCGTTGGAACAGGTGGATCTTTTCATGTTGGTATTGGAGAACGAGCGTTAACGAATCCACCATTAAACTCAAACACAAGAGATGTATTTGCTATTGGTTGTAATTCTCAAGCATCATCAGCTGACGCTTGTCTTGAACTAGTCCTTGGTAACAATCAACATAATTGTATCAGAGCTAATGTCACTACAATTTCTGGCGTGTCAGATTGTAGAGATAAATCTAACATAGCAAATATACCACACGGTATCGACTTTATAAAAGATTTGAGGCCTGTTACATTTGAGTGGACAAGAAGAGACTCTAGTTTTTCGGGTGTGTGCGATATTGGATTTATTGCTCAAGAACTTCAACAAGTTGAATCAACTCACAACTCAACTCAGTATACTCGACTTGTCTCTACATCAAACCCAGATAAACTAGAAGCAACTCCGCATAGAACGTATCCAATCGTTGTAAAAGCAATTCAAGATCTTTCAAACAAAATTAATAGAATAAGAGAAAAGATAGATGGCGCAGCTAGTTAGCCCAAGACTATTAAAAGCTGAAGGAGAGCCTAATCGCTACGTTGTACAAATTAGCGGTGATGAACTTGACTGGGCGTTTTCTGCAGATAATGTTGGAACTCTAGACTCTGCTTCACTAATAAAAGAAGTGCAGAGATATCTACAAAATTTAGAAGAAGATATAGTTTCTAGTCAGAACGATACATTTACTCTTGGAGACTCATCTTCAAGATTTCATAATGTTTATGTGAGCGATCAAGGCATTCGTATTGGAACATCTAGAATATTACTAGTAGACGGCATCATACAAATTCAAAACGATGACAATTATACATTTAAGCTAACAGACTTTGATAGTGCTAGAACTATTGAACTGATTGATTCTGACTATGTAATATTAAGACAACCAGACGTTGGTCCTCAAGGTCCTCAGGGAACTCAAGGCATTCAAGGAGATTCTGGTCCTGATGGATTCGACGGTTTATCAGTACAAGGCACAGACGGAGAAAGAGGAGATCAAGGCTTACAAGGCCCACAAGGCTTGCCTGGTTTACAAGGAGAACGAGGTTTTTGTTGGCCGAACGGAGATGTCGGAGAGAAGGGCCTACAAGGAATTCAAGGAGACCCTGGTCCTGATGGTCTTTTAGGAAATCGTGGAACACAAGGAGCTGATGCTGCCGGAACACCAGGACCGACGGGTGATTCTGGCCCACAAGGAATTCAGGGACCACCGGGATTTGATAATGAAATCGCTTCTTCAAAAGGTCCGCAAGGAATTCAAGGAGATTCGGGACCACAAGGCTTTACTGGAGCTCAAGGCGCGCGAGGATGTAAAGGATGCCGAGGTGCTCAAGGTGTACAAGGGCCGCAAGGGTTTATAAGATCCGACGCACAAGGCACAAGAGGACCGCTTGGTCCTCGAGGAGCTCAAGGGCCTCCTGGCGAGAAAGGCGCATGTGCAAGTGAAAATAATATTGTTAATGTAATAAACGAAGTAATCTATGCATGTGGTACAGCCACAACACTATTGATACCGGACCTTAACCACACATCAGCAGGGAATCGTGATACCTTTTTAGGCACATATGCTGGTGATGCATTCTGCGGAGGAGATAATACTTATATCGGTCGTGGAGTTCCAAAAAGTACTACAAATACAAACATGAAATTTCTGACAGCATTAGGGACTAATTTATTCAATAATTCTTGTTTTGAACAATACAGTGTCGCTATTGGAACATGCTCTGGGTGTAACACAGTTGGTTGCACGATCGATCAAGGAGTCGGAGATATAGGTTGTGGAAATGTCTACATAGGATGCCGAGCTGGAAATCGTGCTACAGCTATAGGATCAGTTTTTGTTGGAACAACTTCTGGCCCAAATACAGGAGAGAGAGTTACTGAAATCGCATGCGCGGACGACCGCGGTCCGCGTTTAGAAACCGCTCCACCGTATTATAGACATTATGTTGGAATTGGCTTTAGATCTGCAGGAGGTGACAATACTAAAGGTAGCATATCTATAGGCTTTTGTGCAAATAGTGGTACTCCAGCTGGCGGATACGGGAGTATTGCGATAGGGACGGCTGCAGGCTGGTACATGACAGCTTGTTTTCAAGTTGAAACACAAGCAAATGTGTATATTGGTAAACAAGCTGGATGGTACTCGTGCTTTACGTGTAGGAACATTTCTATTGGAAGCGAAAGTCTAGGGTGTCTTTACGATAATTGTCATAATATTTCGATTGGCCCGCTAAACGCTTTCGGAAGAAAGCTGTGTGATCCCGGCTCTGATAATAATATTTACATTGGATTAGGAGCTCGACCTACATCTCAAGGTGTTTCTAATGAAATAGTACTAGGTGGATCTGCGATCTGCGCTCTTCGTTCAGAAGTTACTTCGATCACTAGTTTATCAGATTGTAGAGATAAATCAAATATACAAAATCTGAACTGGGGTGCTGACTTTATTGATAAAATGAGACCTGTAAGATTTGAATGGGATCGAAGAGACAGCTCGTATAATGGATATAAAGATATTGGATTCATATCACAAGAACTAAGAGCAATTGAAAGCAACTTGAGTTCTTTTGATTTAACTAGACTTACTTCTGTAATACCACCAGTTGATAGCGACGAATATGAAAAAATAGAAGCTGATCCATTGAGAACGTATCCGATAATGATTCAAGCACTGATAGAGTTAAATAACGAGCTCGATCAGCTTGAAGCCGAAGTTGATGAGTACTTAGGAGTCTAATATGTCGCAAAAAGTTGATATCGGTCGCATAAAAATTCCAGACTCTTCTGAAGGTTACGTTATTAGAGTAGTTGATGGTGTAGCGCAATGGCAGCCGGGAGGATCAAACCTGGGCGGCAGAATTGATTCTATAGCTCTGATTGATTTCATACAAGAAGAATATTCTGCGTACGATTCAAACATACTTCCTGATAGCGCAGACAATATAAGCATCGGCGACAGTAACAATAAAATAGAAGAAATATTTTTAGGTGAAGGCGGAGTGTTAATTAACTCTGTTAGAATCCATCAACAGGGCGGTAATCTGTACGCAAACAGCGAAGAGATTTGTTCTTTTACTCCAGATAAAATTTCAAGCATAATCGATTCAGCGTATATTGAAGACCGAGCTCCCAATAGTGGTGTTCGAGGTGATTCCGGACCACAAGGGATTCCAGGAGATCTTGGAAAGAGAGGGCCTCAAGGAACTTGTGTACAAGGTATTCAGGGACTGAAAGGAATTCAAGGAGATGAAGGTCCTGGTTTATCTGGAACAACTCAAGGCGCGTGCGGGCCACAAGGTCTACAAGGATTCTGTGGTGATGGACTACAAGGAATTTGTGGACCGCAAGGAGTTACAGGAATACAAGGTGATCGAGGAATTCCAGGAGAATGTGGACCGCAAGGACTTGCTGCAACTCCTGGAGCTCAGGGACTTAAAGGAGATGATGGTGATCAAGGAGATGTCGGGCTGCGAGGAGACAGCGGTGAGCCAGGCGCACAAGGCCCGATAGGCTTTGTAGGTTATGACGGAAATGTAAGAGGTTGTTGTGGTACTCAAGGACCTCAAGGAATTCAAGGTCCACAAGGAAGTGTTGGGGATGACGGCTACAGAGGATTTGACGGGCGCACATTTGGATCACTTACACAAGGAATTCAAGGTCCACAAGGAGCAGCCAACAACACTCAAGGGCCACAGGGTGAAACAGGAACTGGTGGGACAGTTCAAATTTCACTAGATGAATTTTGTGATGTGCAATATCCTTACGCTGGCACACTACAGATAGGACTTCCAGATACTTGCTTTGCGAGTAATATAAACTCCACGTACTGTAATGCACTCTTAGCTGGATGCACACGTAGAAGAACTAGTGGCCTAAGCTGCCAAGTTTCAATTATCGGCAGAGGCGCCGGAAATATTCAAGCTGTTCATGAGGAATATGTTTCAATCGGAGCTTGCGCTGGTCAATGTGCCTTTGGACAAAACTTAGCTGGGTGCACCAATGGTAATGTTGAAGTTGGTTATAGCGCAACTTCAAGTGATGGAGCTTGTGATAACATAACGGTTGGTGCAAGCTCTTTTAATCTTGTTGGTAATGAAAATTTTACAAGAAATATTTCAATTGGAGCGTGTAATCAACTGTGCGGAACAAATGGCGCAGCTGGCTTAGAAGACAATATCGTCGTAGGTACGTGCAATAAAGTAGAATACCAAAAGCGCGGTGTGTATATCGGTGAATGCATATTTGGTGGAGAACTTTTCTGCACTAATATAGCTGACGACGTCTTTATTGGACTAGAAGCAGCAGGCAGGTGTTGTTCAACTAGATTTTGTAGTTTTAATAATGTAGCTATTGGATACAGATCTTTATTTGACGCTAGAGTTGCTGCATGTAACGTCGCATTAGGCTCGCTAGCACTTACAGATTGTAGTATAAATGACAGAGCTAGAACCATAGAATTTTCTACAGGAATAGGCGCTTACGCTGGAAGAGCTGACATCTTCAATGGTAGAGTATGTAACAACAATTATCTCGGAAGAAGAATCGGAACGGCTGCAAGCTTGTGTAATAATTTCTACCTAGGTGCAAAAGGTGTACAAAGTATTCGAGCTAATGTAACCACGATTAGCTTTTTGTCTGATTGTAGAGATAAAAAAGATATTGAAGACATTCCGTATGGATTAGATTTTATTAACTGTATGAGACCAATTTCTTTTGATTGGTGTCATCGCGATAGCATCATGGTTGGGCTTTCTGATATTGGATTTGTTGCTCAAGAATTACAAGCGCTTGAGAGTGACCAGGGATCTTCTCTGTGGACTCGTATTGTAGATGGAACAGAAGACAGGTTAGAAGCTTCAGCTTTAAGAACTTATCCAATTGCAATAAAAGCGATTCAAGAGCTTAGAAAACAAATAAATAACTTGAAAGAAGACTTTCAAATTTTAAAGGCTGACACATAACAATGGCCACTAATTATTCTACAGTCAAATATTCTAGCATACTGAGTCTAGTCGACTCAGCAATTGCTGCTGAGCTACTAACAATTGATTCAGATTACATTGAGTTGCACCGACCCGCTGAAGCAATATTTAATGTAGTCAACAATGATGCCACAGCATATTCATTCATTGGCGATGGGTTCTCGTCTACTCAAGATAATCCTACTCTTTATTTGCAGAGGGGGTTGACATATAAGTTTAACATTCAGGCTGAATCTCATCCACTTGAGATCAGAGTTAGCGATGGAGACTCCGCTTACAGTACTGGAGTGATAAACAACGCTCAAAATGATGGTGAGTTGATTTTCAATGTTCCAATGGATGCACCAGATACTCTTGTGTATCAGTGCACAGTTCACTCGGGAATGGTTGGCAATATTGTAATACTCAGTGATACGTCTTCACTTGACTCTGCAGAAACAATCGATCTTATAACTAGCACCATTGATTCTTCTTACATTGACTCTAAATTTAATGTTGCAGACGATTCTATAAATAGTGGAAATCTATTTTTATACATGCTAGACTCTACAAGAAATCCTAGAGACGGCGTTATAACTTCTGATAAACTGTTTTTTAAGCCTTCTACTGGCCAGTTAACTGCAACCACGTATAACTCACTTTCTGATATCACATATAAAGAAAACATACAAAACATCGATAATGTGTTTGATATTATCAATAATATTGACGCAGTTGAATTTAACTGGAAAGATACTGGTAAAAAAAGCTATGGTGTAATTGCGCAGCAAATAGAAAACACTATACCAGATCTAGTTACAGAAAATAAAGGTATTAAAACCGTACAATATACACCACTTATTGCTATCTTGATTGAAGCTGTAAAGGAACTTAAGAAACAAATAGATAATAAATGATTACTTAATTATTAAGGAATGAAATGAAAAGCCTTGTTCGATATGCGTTAGAAAATGATGGAGATATTCAGCCTCTTATCATACCAGATAAAATGATGACACCTGGCGGACTGTTTAATCCGTCAGTTTTTTTAGATAATGATGGAAAATTATTATGTAACATTCGTCACTGTCAGTACACTCTTTTTCATGCTGAGAAACTAAAGTACGAACATCATTATGGACCTCTAGTTTATCTTCATCCTGAAGATGACGTCACTCTTACAACAACAAACTATATTGCAACGCTAGACTCAAGTTATAAAGTTGACAAAGTAATACGTGTTGACACATCAAATTTAGATGTAAAACCAATATGGACGTTTGTCGGTCTAGAAGACGCAAGAGTTGTTCGCTGGGACAATAAGTTATATTACACTGGAGTGAGACGAGATACTACGAAAAATGGAAAAGGCAGAATGGAGTTATCAGAAATTGAGTTAACTCCTAAGCAAGCTGATGAGATCTCTAGAACACGTATTCCTACTCCAAATAATGTTGACACGTACTGTGAAAAAAACTGGATGCCAATTATTGATCAACCTTATCGATATGTGAAATGGTCTAATCCGACAGAAGTAGTAGAGTACGATCCAGAAAATCATGTTACGAATCAAGTGCACATCGGTGAGTACGTCAAGAAGCCAACAGACTATCGAGGCGGGTCACAAGTTATTCCTTTTGGTAAGTACTACATTGCCATTACACACAATGTTGTGATGCATCCGTCTGAAGCTGGCAGAAAAAATGCAACCTATCGCCATGCAGTTATCATATGGGATAAAAATTGGAATGTAGTCAAATATACTAAGTTCTTTTCTTTTATGGATAATTTGATTGAATTTTGTTGTGGAATAGCAATTGTGGATGATAACGTTCTTATTTCTTTTGGTGCACAAGATAATGCAGCGTATATCGTAAAATTGCCAATTGATAATTTTAAAAAATATATTGAAGAGGTCGTATGATTGATTTACGTGATGCTATTAAAGAATACGTATTTGATCCTGAAAATGCTGAAAAAAACTTTGAATTAGCTTTAGCCTACGAAAGGTATAAACAATCGGCTTCAGCAATCGCATTCTTTTTAAGAGCAAGTGAAAGAACTGATGACGACAACCTAGCTTACGAGTGTCTGTTAAAGATCGCTATTCACTTTGATCAACAGGGTAGAAGAAATGACACTGTAGAAGTGATGATCAAACACGCTATCAACTTACTACCGAATAGACCAGAAGCTTATTTTTATCTTATTCAATTTTACCGATATTATAAAAAGTATTCTGACGGATACACGTACGCCAATTTTGCAATTCAGCTGGCTGACTTCAGTCTTCCTCTTTTAAGATCCGACGTTAAGTATCCTGGTTTATATGCGTTGCTTTTTGAAAAAGCTGTGTGTGCTTGGTGTACTGGAAAATCTAAAGAATGTAGAGAGATATTAACACATATTAAAGACTACCACCGATTTGATCTGAACGATTATTACTATGATCAATTACAAAATTGCTTAATATCCTGGATGAATGATGTTGGCTTAGTACTGTACGATAAAAACAAACATGATAGTCTAAGATTTAAATTTGAAGACTCTGAAAAAATAGAAAGAAATTATTCAGAAGCTTTTCAAGACATGTTTGTTCTTTCTGCAACTAACGGCAAAAAGAATGGAACTTATTTGGAAATTGGAGCAGCTGATCCAACGTACGGAAGTAATACTTATCTTTTAGAGACTGAGTATGGTTGGAAAGGAATCGGTATTGAGTACAGCGAAAAGTTAGTAAATAGACATAAAAAATCTAGAACTAACGTTGTCGAGTGTATTGATGCGCTTGAAGCAGACTATTCGTTTATTCTAAGATTTACTGATAGTTTTGTTATTGATTATCTTCAATTAGATTGTGAACCTGCCAAGACAACTTATGACATCATGATGAAAATACCATTTGATGAATTTAAATTCAGAGTCATTACTTATGAGCACGATCATTTTATCGATTTAGAACAGATTTATAGAAAAAAATCTCGAGAGTTTTTGCAGTCAAAAGGCTATGAGCTAGTAGTAAGCGATGTTGCTCCAGACGGAAAAAGATCTTTCGAAGACTGGTGGATACACCCAGGACTAGTTGACAGAGCAATTATTGATCAGCTAAAAGATGTATCTGAAAAACCAAAACATCCAGAAGAATATTTTTATACATCAAAAAACTTGGTATAAGACCAAAAAACTTATAAATAAAAATGCCTAGTAATCCTCGGGAGGTCGAAGATGGCGGTCAAAAAAACACTAGTTAAAGCCGTACCAACAATTAATAAAGATACACAATTTGTAAACTCATGGGAGTTGGCCGTTGAGTACGAAACTGAATCTGGTGACTTTGCAAATCAGTACACACATACTGTCGATATAGAAGCGTCCAAAAAAGTAAATCAATTTACTAAGTCTGAACTCATTTCTATGATGCCAAACGTTATTGAATCGAGCTTGTTTCAAACACACTACGACGTCTTTTTAAATCCTCCTGAAAAAGAAGAAGAAAAAATAACACAGTTCGATATTAGCGCATTAAGAAACTGAGGGAGAGTTAAATGGCTATCAAAATCCGAGGCATAACCGTACTTGGTTATGGAGGCTTAAACGATTTAGATTCATCCAACATTGCGGTCGGTGCAAAAGCACTGTCAGCTGCTGATGCCGCAATTTGCTGTAACGTTGTTGTCGGAGCAGACGCTGGTACAAGCCTTAACATACTTGCAGACAATAATATAATCATTGGACACAACGCTCAAGCAAGTACGTCAGATGCTAATAACGAAATCACTCTCGGTAACGATAGTCACAGCAGATTAAGAATTCCAGGCCTGGGATTAGACACAAACAGCGCGTCAAGCGGGCAAGTTGTTTGCTGGACAGGATCGCAATTTACATTTGCTAGTGCTTCTGATCCGAATAGAGGAGTTGACTCAGCTTATGTCTCAAGCGTAGTTACAACTGAAATAGGTAACTTAGTAGATGCTGCGCCAATTCAGCTAGATACTCTTAATGAAATTGCTGCTGCAATTAACAATGATAGTAATTTTGCAGGAACAATCACAACTCTCATTGGCACAAAAGCAAACGCTTCAGACGTACTCGATTCTGCTGACGTATTATCAATTGCCAACGCGGCTGGATTAGATTCTACAGATGTCACAAATTTAATTGATGCATCTTATATTCAAGCAAGACAAGACTTTGCTTACGGATCATTAGATGGTACTCCAAATGTTTTAGACTCAGCAGATGTTGTAAATCTTATTGATTCAGCCTACGTTCAGATAAGACAGTCCTTAGCTGCTAGTGGAGTCGACTCTGACGCAATTACAGCTTTAGTCGACTCAGCTTATGTTCAAGCTAGACAAGACTTTGCTTATGGATCGTTAACTGGTACACCAACACTCTTTCAGGGATCTTATGATTCACTAACTGGTATTCCAACACTCTTTCAGGGATCTTATGATTCACTAAGTGGTACTCCGACACTCTTTCAGGGATCTTACGATTCACTAAGTGGTGCACCAAATATTCTAGATTCTGCTGATGTAGCTATAATAGCCGGTAGTATTAGTGGATTGGATTCTACTGGAGTAGCTAATCTTGTAGATTCGGCTTACGTTCAGGCCAGACAAGACTTTGCTTATGGATCGTTAACTGGTACACCTAATCTTTTCCAAGGATCTTATGATTCGCTGAGCGGTACTCCAACACTCTTTCAAGGATCTTATGATTCACTAAGTGGTACTCCAAATATTCTAGATTCTGCTGATGTTTCTGCCATTGCTGGTAGTATTAGTGGATTGGATTCTACTGGCGTAAAAACTTTACTTACTGATGGCGTAAGCCATATTAAATTTACTGGAGCTCATCCTTCTTATTCTGAAGGTACGATTTTCTATGATTCAGCAAACGGAACATTTGGTCTATATGGCGATGAGGCAGATGTAACTCTTCAAATAGGCCAAGAAGAATGGGTAAGAGTCTACAATAACACTGGCACAGCGATACAGAATGGAACACCTGTTTACATTTCTGGTGAGCAGAACGATCTTCCTACAGTTGCTCCTGCCGCGGCAGATCAAGACGCTACAGTTCATGCAATCGGTCTTGCTACTCACACAATTGAAAACTCAACAATTGGTTATGTCACTACGCGTGGTGTTGTAAATGGCGTCAACACAACCGGATTTGCTGCAGGCGCTAAAATTCATGTAGGGATTACACCAGGAACTTTATCGACAACTGCACCAACATATCCAAACTATGCAGTGGATATTGGTTACGCACTGAATATTGATTCGAATGGTTCAATGTATGTTGACGTCATTGACCATGTGTTTGAAGTTGCTCGAGTTACAGGTGATGCAAGAATCGACGGTGATTTGACAGTCGCAGGTAACTTTAATCTACTCGGCTCTGAAACAGTTACTCAAGTTGCTAATCTACAAGTTGCAGATAACTTTGTCTATATCGGAGCTGGTGATACAGTCATTACTAATTTTGCTGGATCTGGTACGAATGATGCAACTATCAAAGACTACTATGAAGGCGATTCAAGTGTTGTCTATAACGTAGAAATTATTGGAACAGATTCTACAGGCGATACGATTAAGTGGTATTTTGGAACTGACTCGGCTGGACTGGGATTTGATTCGGCAAATGGCCCGACATCTTGGAATCTTGGTACTGATGGTAATACTGATATTCCACTTCGATATAATGTCACGGTTGATTTTGTTGCTGCATCTGGTCACGACAGCGGAGATCGCTGGTTTGGTGATGCTGCTCCAGTCAACGTTGATCTTGGTTTAGTCGGTAATTACAACACGCCTGACGCGCCATATACGCATGCTGGTGTTTTCCGAGATGCTTCAGATCAGAAATTTAAGTTTTTTAATAGATATGATCCTGAAGTTGAAGGAGACGTTAATGTCTCAGATACGTCTTTTGAGCTTGCAACTGTTGTAGTCAATCATCTAGAAGTATCAGCTGGACCTAATCAATCAGCAGGTCGCGTCGTCGCTAACGTGACTGGAAACGTTATTGGAAACGTTACTGGTGATCTTACTGGATCCTATTTAGGATTTGACTCTGACGCAATTGGCTTCATTGATTCAGCTTACGTTCAGGCCAGACAAGACTTTGCTTATGGATCATTGACTGGTACACCGAGTATTCTAGACTCTGCTGATGTTTCGGCTATTGCTGGTAGTATTAGTGGATTAGATTCTACGGGTGTCACCAGCTTAGTCGATGCTGCTTATGTTCAAGCTAGACAAGATTTTGCATACGGATCACTGACTGGTACACCTAATCTTTTCCAAGGATCTTATGATTCGCTGAGTGGTGTACCTAATCTTTTCCAAGGATCTTATGATTCACTAACTGGTACACCGAGCATTCTAGACTCTGCTGATGTTTCTGCCATCGCTGGTAGTATCAGCGGATTGGATTCTACGGGTGTAACAACTCTTATTGATTCTGATTATATTGAAACTCGACGGCCCGCAGAAGCTATATTTAGTGTAACTAATAATGGTTTCTCAGCGTACTCGTTTACTGGCGATGGATTTGCTTCAAGCCAAGATAACCCTACGATTTATTTGCAGAGAGGCCTGACTTACAAATTTGAAGTAAACGCATCAGGGCACCCATTTGAGATCAGAGTAAGTGACGGTGGATCAGCGTATAGTAGTGGTGTAACAAATAATGCTGCTCAAGTTGGAAACGTAATATTTACTGTTCCAATGAATGCTCCGAACACTCTTGTGTATCAGTGCACATTTCATTCGGGAATGATTGGTGACATTGTTATACTTAGTGATACGTCATATCTTGATTCTGGAAATATCGTTGATCTAATCGATTCAGCTTATATTCAAGCAAGATCAGCTTCAAGTAATGGTGGTGGTGGTGCTGGCACTGATTCAGCCACAGTGACCACAATTGCTGCAGCTTTGATCGACTCAGCAGTTGATCCAATTGATCTTAGATACGATTCATTTAGTGGCGACAGCTCTACTTTAGCATTTACACTGACTGATTCATCAACGTCAGAAGCTACGTTAGTCACGATCAACGGTATCATTCAAAGACCAACTGTCGACTACTCTGTCTCTGGCAATACGTTGACAATGGTAGAAACTCCTTTCTCTGGAGACATTATTGGCGCTAGAACGATTAGAGGTGTTAACCGATATGTAACTGTTGACGGAATAGACTCAACTTACGTAGTGTCTTTAATCGATTCGGCTTATATTCAAGCAAGATCAGCAGCAGGTGGTGTAGATTCTGCCGCAATCACCGCTTTAATCGATTCGGCTTATGTTCAAGCAAGGTCAGGTGGTGGTGGTGGTGGTGGTGTAGATTCTGCCGCGATTACTGCCTTGATTGACTCAGCGTACGTGAGCTCTAGGTTGATAACCGTAGGTAATGACGTAGATATGTTATACGATTCATTCTACGTCGACAGCAATCAACCAACAGTCTTTACACTTTCAGAATCATCTGAAATTAATGATTTGTTAATTACAATTAATGGTTTGATTCAAAGACCATTTGTTGATTATACACTAGATTCTAGTATAATTACTTTGAGTGAAGCCGCGACGGCCGGATCAACAATTGGTGCTAGAAAACTAAAGACTGAAACACAGACAGTTATACAACAAACAGTTAACAATCTAACTGGAATTTCGTATTTTGAAGCTACAACAAACACACAAGCGATATCTGACGCAAGCTATTTGGTAGATTGCTCGAGCAACGTAGTTCAAATTACTTTACCGGCTAGTCCTACTCTAGGAGATGTAGTAGAAGTTATTGATGCAACTGGATCGTCTGAGACGTACACCATTACTGTTGCTAGAAATGGTAATAACATTCTTGGAGCAGCCGAAAACTTTACAATTTCTACAAATAGAGCAGCTGTTAAATTTGTGTATTATAATGCATCACAAGGTTGGGTAATTGGTGGAGCAACTTAATGTCATCATTTAGAGAATATAAAGATGATATAGCAAGCAGAGCACATCTCGTAAAAGATACGGTGACTCAACTTCCAAGAATTGGAATTGTTGTTGGCACAACTGTTTATGTAAAAGAAAATGATACTGTATACATCTGGAATGGAGCTGGTTGGTATAGCATCGTTGAAGTTGAAGTTGTCGTGCCAGGGTGGATTGTTGATGTGACTCAGATTACTTATGACAGCGTAAGTTTTAGAGTTATATCACAAGATTCTTTCCCATATGATTTAACATTTAATTCTGACGGAACAAAGATGTATATAGTCGGCGCGGGCACCGACACTATTTACCAATACACTCTCTCAACAGGATTTGATATATCAACCGCTTCTTATAATAGTGTAAGTTTTGATGTATCACCTCAAGATATTACACCCATGGGTATGAGATTTAATTCTGACGGGACAAAGATGTATATAATCGGCATGGCCACCGACGAAATTCATCAGTACAGTCTTTCTACCGCATTCGATTTATCAACTGCTTCTTATGACAGCGTAAGTTTTAGTATATCATCTCAAGACGGTACACCAAGCGGTATAGAATTTAATCCTGACGGAACAAAGATGTATATAGTCGGTTTAAGCGGCGACAGTATTTACCAATACACTCTCTCAACAGCTTATGATGTCTCGACCGCTTCTTATGATAGCGTAAGTTTTAGTGTGAGTTCAGAGGACGCAGCTCCTTATGGAATAATATTTAACGAGAATGGTAAAAAGATGTATATGACCGGCCTATCCAGCGAAACTATTTACCAATACAGTCTCTCAACAGCTTATGATGTCTCGACCGCTTCTTATGATAGCGTAAGTTTTAGTGTATCATCTCAAGACAATGGACCAAGCGGTATAGCATTTAATCCTGACGGAACAAAGATGTATATAGTCGGGTACGGCGACGAGGCTGTCTACCAATATTCAACCGGATTGTAACTCAGGCGAAGTAATTTAAAAGAGAATCTATGACTACATACGAAGGATTTAAATCGGGACTACTGCTAAGTGACACTGTCGAAGGTGATAGCTTGGGCCTGTTACCAACAAATGGTATAGTTGAAGGTACACTTGGAATAGCAAGCGAGACAAAAAAATACTACGTATGGGATGGATCCGCTTGGTTAGAAAGTTTTGAAAATGTTAACAATCCACCTGTAATTTCTGGAGAAGACTCAGACAGAACTCTTGGTCTTGCGCAGTCGATAAGCTTAGAATTTACCGCGTCTGACTCAGAAGGGTTTCCTGTTGACTGGAGCTTTTCTATAGACAGTAATTTAAATCAAGTAGTGCGATCTATTACTAACGACTCAGATGGATCATTTAACATAAATCGTGATTCAAACGCTGGCAGCGGACCTAACGGTGTATTTACGGCTAAAGCATCTGATGGTGTTAATATTGCAACTAAAAATGTAACAATTATTATTCCTGCAGATGCTGGCACTATTACTGGTTTTCCGGCTAGCTATAGTGCTATTACTGAAGAATGTACTTTTGGAGGAGTTGATTATTGGTTACTAAAATTCACTGACGGCTCTTATTGTCCAGCAATAGTCGGCAATATTAGTGGAGTGACAATGGCTGTCATCGGCGGTGGTGGAAGTGGAGCTCCAACTTATTATGGTGGTGGATCTGGAGCAGGATCAGTGCTGTATGGAACTAATGTCACTCTTACAGCAGAAACGTATTGCTTTACGATAGGAGCTGGTGGTGTTGGAATACCGTTTGACGCTGGCGGAACAGCAAAAGGGAACGATGGGCAACCAACGTATGTTAAAACATCCGGCAATGTGAATTTTGCTATAGCTGACGGTGGTATGGCAGGTACACAAGGCTGGAGTAGCAGCATCAAATATAATTGTGATGTTGCGTCAATTGGAGGCTCCGGAGCTGGCGGAACTGATAATAACAATACCTGGGCGTGTGGACAATCACAAACGCCAGTTGATCTAATTCCTGGCATTAATTGTACTCCGAGTGGATTAACTTTATATAGGAATAAAGGTGGATTTGGATGTACAGACGGCGGTTCCGGTTCTGGCGGTGGCGGTGGTGCTGGAGGAGTTGGAGGATCTACTGGACAGGTAGGCTGCCATAATGGTGGAGGCGGAACTGGTGGCCGTGGACTACAAATGCCAATATTTGAATCCTTTGAAGCATGTCCTGGGTGTTCAGACGGTGGATACTTTGCGGCAGGATCAGCGGGTTATGATTATCCCAGTGGCATAGGTCCAAAGGCATGTGGTGGACCCGGTACACCAGGTCCAGGCAACGGTGCTGCAACATCAGCTGAAAATTATGGATCAGCCGGAGGTGGCTCAGCACACTCTGGAGGTGGTACTTCTGGAGATGGTTATCAAGGTGCTGTATTCTTAGCAATATGTAAAGACTGTATTAATGCGGGGTCATAAGTAAATATGGATTTTGATACGTTTAAAAAAATAGCGAATAAAAAATCTAGATTTAACGTCACAACAGTAGCTACTATTAATGACTTGCCTTCTACAAATTTAGCTGTGGGCGAAAGAGCGTACGTCACAAGCAACAACAATTTTTATGTTTCAAATGGAGCTGGCTGGTTTTTACTTACAACTGTGAACTCTACTCCAAGTGTAACTGAACAAACTGGTGGAGCAGTCGGTGGTATACTAGAACTTTCTGCAGATTCTATTCAACCGGTTTTGTCGTTCACCGCCAATGACGCAGATCCTCAAGACAGTATTTCATGGTCATTTAGCTTAGACTCAAATGCTAGTGTTATGTTTGCATCAATTGCAAATAACAGTGATGGAACTTTTACAGCGCTGTGGGATTCTTCTTCTGTAGGGCAAGAAGAAGGTGATGGAATTTTTACAGCAATTGCTTCAGACGGAAAAAATCAAGGTACTGCAAACTTAACTATTAAGCAGGTGGTACTTGGCTTAGGAGTTACAAGCGTAACGGGTGCAGCTGGATGTTCTGCACAACAAGCGGATGGTGGAATTGGATATTGCTGGACTAGTAGTGGAACAATTACTTTCGACGGCGATGGCACCATTGAGTTTGTATCTGTCGCCGGTGGTGGTGGTGGTGGAAGTAACTACTACTCTGGTGGTGGAGGTGCTGGAGGGTATAGACACGGTTGTACGTCTGTTTTAGGTGGCCAAACGTATTGTATCACCATCGGTGCTGGAGGTGCTAGTAATAGTCCCGGTGGAGCAACTTGTTTTTTCCGCGGAGGCGTGACGTGTACTGAGGCGACTGTCTGTGGTGGAGAACATGGTGCTGGCTATACAACCAATGCACCAAATAACACTTTCCCTTGTGGAGGATCTGGCGGAGGCGGAGGCGGAGCTAGCGCATCTGGTGGCAGCGGTGGGCCGTTTGGTAATGACGGCGGGAACGGAACAAGTCCTCATGGCGGTGGCGGCGGTGGTGCTGGAGGAGTTGGACGTGTCTATCAATCGGCATGCGCAAGCGGTGGACCGGGAGGATCGATCGTATCTAATGGTGGCGCTGGATGTTGTACCGACTTAATGGGCGATTGTAGACCTCATGCCGCTGGTGGTGGTGGATTTTACTTTGCTGGCACTTATGCATGCTATGGCTGTCTTTCAAGAGCTTCTGGAATCGGTGGATCGTCTAACACTGGATACAACTGTGGTTATAGCCAATCAGTTGTAAATGCATGTCCTGGCACTGGATCTGGTGGAGCAGGCAGCGACATACGTCAGAGCGGTTACAACGGTGGAGGTGTAGGTTCTGGCGGAGCATTTATAATTAAAATTGGACACATATAGATAATTCCATATCATAAAAGGAAAAATTATGACTGATAAAAATGAAGTAGCGATCTTTGAAGAAATCCGAAAAGAAATGTCGGTAACTGATAAGTTTGAGTATAGAGTGCCGATCTCAATGGTTCTTGGTAGAGGTCTGTGTTCTAAGACCGAAAGCTTTGGTGGTAAGACACTACAAGAAAACGCTGAAAGAGTCGACCACGCTTTGAAAGCTGCTGATGAGCTACAAAGTGTTTGGAATAGATCACACACTCAATGGACATGGCGCCATCTTAATCTTTCTTATCATAACCCGTGGAAAAACATTAGACAAATTTCAGCTGAGCTGTCTGCAAAGAAAGGCGCGATGAATAGTGCTAAGTGGGGGCAGTTAAAAAGTGAGATTAAAATTAAAAAAATCGAAGAAGAACTTGCTTCTCCAGATTGCACCTATTGGCGAGAAGTTGAGCTAAAAGTAAAACTCGCTGAGTTAAAAGAAGGCATGGCTGAAGGTATTGTCTATATTGAAGGCGCAATGAAAGATATATTAGCTTTAGACAATTTGTATCAGCAAATGAAAAAACAACTTTCTGACTTCGATGAAGAAGATATGGAAAAGTCTGAAAGCAAAGCGCATCTTTCAAGATCGCTTGTGCAATGTATACGAGATGTTCGGCAGACTGGATCTATTACAAAAGGCGAGCAAGAATACATGGAGCAAATTGGAGTAAACCCAAGTAAAATTCAGCAGCTGATACGAGGATACGTAGAAAAAGAAGCGCAGTCTGAAAATTGGGACACTCGAGATCTTCATGAATTCGTGCAAGTTGTAGTTGATGATTTGATTGACAACTTTAAAGTAGATGTAAATAGAATGGCAATGATGGGATTTGAGCCTAATTACATGGAAGGTATTTCTCATGATAAAAAGATTGCCAAGCTAGAAAAAATTGATTTAGAAACTGACGTTTAAACTGGAAATTGTTATGACATCACCAAAAGATTATTTTGAAAAGAACAAATATGTTTATTTAACAAATGCTATTGATCAGAATGCTTGCAAAGAGCTTACACAATATATGTTTAAGCTCAAAGAGGAAGGAAAGCTTACACAAGACGATCAGTGTCCGTTGTCATGGTCGATCTATGGTGATCCAGTTTTAGAGCATATTCAAGATCAGCTTCTTAATGGCTTTTCTCAAGCAGCGGGTAAAGATCTAATTCCCACGTATACGTATGCTAGGATATACGAAACTGGTGAAGAATTAAAGAAGCACTCTGACAGGCCTTCATGCGAAATTTCTGCAACAATGACTGTTGGGTTTGATCCAGACTCTCAGATATGGCCAATCTTTTTCAGAGAAAAAGAATCAGATCCTGGATTTCCAGTTGTCATTGAAGCTGGCGACGCTGTGCTGTATCGCGGAACAGAGTTAGAACATTGGAGACCTGTTTACAAAGGGAAGTGGCAAGTACAGGTATTTTTCCATTATGTAGATGCTGACGGGCCGCATAAAGAGTGGGCGCACGACAAAAGAAGATCGACAGACCACGATACACAAGTTGACTCTAAAAACTCTTATCTCTTAAATCCGATTAGCGACGGTGACTTTCCGTTATATTGTGTGTATAATGATTCAAAGCATCCAGAAAAAATGTTCACAAAAGAACAATGCGAAAAGATTGTTTCTCTTGCCAGTGAAAGATACGCTACTCCAGCTACCGTCGGTGGATCAGTACTTAACACACCAGTTTATAACAAAAACATTCGAGAGGTAGAAGTCTACGATATACAATTAAGTCAAGAAACTGAGTGGATTTATCAAGAGATTGCAAGCAGAGTATCTTTTGCTAATAAAAAATATTATAATTTCGATCTGACTGGTATTTTACACAGCTTACAACTTCTTCACTACAAATCAAATGATCAAGGGCATTATGACTGGCATATGGACTGCGGTAGTGGCGAAAGCGCTACAAGAAAGCTCAGCCTTTCTATTGAACTTTCAGACGAAAAAGATTATACTGGTGGAGATCTTGAGGTACATATCGGTGGAGATATTATAAATACATCTAAAGGACAAGGTGTAGTTCACATGTTTCCAAGCTTTTGCCCCCATAGAGTAACTCCGGTTACATACGGAGAAAGATGGGCTTTAGTTGTGTGGGTACACGGCCCGAACAGGTTTAGGTAGAGGTAAGCACATGCCCGTAGCAGAATATAAACTTCATCGTACGCTTCAAAAGCATATAACCATTCCACCGTTTATTAATAACGGAGGTTACTGGTACAGCATTCTTGACCATACGTATATCGGATGGGTCGATTCAAACGCTGAGTACTACGTACCCGATACTATTCTTACTTTAAACAAACAACAATTTATTGAAAGACAACTAGAAATTCATCGCGATCAACCTTGGGCAAAAAGAGAGTTGAGTGTAGATTCTAATGGTGGGCCAGTAGAAGGAGCGTACGACAGCTCAGAAGTTCCCACTGTTTTTGGGGCATGGTACGATGAATTTGTAACACAGAATCAGGGATAGCATGAATAAGTTCGAAGAATTGACAGAAAAAATGAGAAAAATGACTGATGAAGATGTCGAGTTAGTTTTTTCAAAGATACATGAATGGGATGAAGAGCTTTTTGAAGAGATATATGATATCATAACAGAGAGCATCTAATGTCAGAAAGAATCACTATTGATCAAATATTTTCACCAGATGCTGTCGACAGCAACTATGGAATTGTCGCGCAAGGAGACGGGACCGTTAGGTTTCAAATTCCTTCGAACGGAGCGGCTTGGACTGGTGCTTTATTGTTTGGCGAAACTAGTGGTTTTTTTAGCGGCGGAAAAAACGTGGGAGCCTCGCCTGTTAACACAATACGAGAACTGCAGTTCGCGAGTGATACTACGCTATTAAATACTTCGATCTTATCAAATCATCATATGTGTTGTGGATCAGGACACTCTACTCCGTCAGATATATTTGTTGCAGGTGGGATGAACGACCCGGCAAACATAGCTTATAGTACAGCCATTGATAAAATGTCTACTGCATCGTGCGCTGCGTCAACTTGTATTGGAGATGTTGCTGAAGGATTTTTTCGGAGTGATGGTGGTGGACAATCTACTACTACTGGATATATCATAAGTGGAGCGTGTCCTACATCTCCATTTACAAATGACACAACACAAAAATATCCGTTTGCAAACGCAGCATTGGCGCAGGTCTTAGGCGACATTGGCCAATGTTCAGGCAATCCTCTTATATCATCGGTCAACACTCATAAAACTGTAAGCAGCGATACTGGAGCCTATATGTTAGCGGCAGATCCGTCGCCAGTTCACTGCTGTGTCTTTAAATTACCTTTTGCAAATGAAAATAGTATTTCGTGCATAGCTTCTATACCAGAATTGTTTGTAGGAGGAGTTGGTTTTAATTTTGGCGATCAAGCCAATATAGTAGGTGGCGTTGGGTCTGCAGATAACTGTAGATCTATTAAATACACATTTGCATCAGACACCACTACTGTAAAAGGATACATGTGTGCGGGTCTTTCGTTCGATCCAGCTGTAGCGGCGACATATTGTGACGCGGCCGGAGTTTCTTCGTCAGCGTGTAATGGATATGTTTTTGGTAATTTTCGCTGTAGTGGGCGCTGTGACATTGTAAAATGGCAATTTGCTAGCGATTTTCCAGGAGAAGTTTTGGGGCAAGCACCATCTCCGTTAAGGGGCGGGTATATGATAGGATGGACTGTTAAATGAAGACAAAAGTATTCTTAGAACAGCTCGAACCTATTGAATGCGCTGAGACGGTTGAGATTAGGCCGATTAACGGAGAAACAATTGGTCGAACAATTACTAGTGGCGGTGGTGCTTCAGCTGTGCCACTTAGCACTCAAGGACAAACGTACGGGTATATAGAAGGCGGAGGGACGCCCGGAGTAAGCACTCAGCGAGCAAGAACAGCTTTTGCAACTGACACATTTTCGTGTAACGTTGGATCTTTGGCCGTCGCTCGTGCACGTGGAGGCGGTGCATCAAGCGCAACATGTGGAATTACATTTGGCGGAGATCCGGGACCAGCTAGTGATATTCAAGTATTTCCATACGCTAGTGACACAACAACTAGTACAGACGTAGGAAATTTGGTATCAGCTAAGTCCTATACAGAACAAGCGAGTCAGACTACCACAGATGCGTATGTTTACGGCGGGTATCTCGGCAATGATGAAAGTATAGATAAATTTAATTTTGCATCTGGCGGAAATTCTTCTTGTGTCGGATCTGTTTATGGCGCTAACACGCCATTAGAAACTGGACCAACTGCTAGATACTATGGTGGAGCGTCTTTCAGTGCTCCTACTGGAATGTATATATTAGGTGGTCTTCAACCAGGTGTTCCGACGATTGGCTTTTTTTCAGTAGTCAAATTATCAGCGGCCCTTGGAGCTGTGTCGGTTACAAGTCTTGGAGATATCTTATGTCACGGCCGTTATGTGCAAGGGACATTTTCTACAGAAGATTATGGAATACATCACGGCGGTATCGTAAGTACTCTTAACCCTGCAGGAGTACTCGACACGGAGGGTATTGATAAATTTCCGTGGGCAAGTGAAACGGCCTGTGTTACGTCTTATACTGCTTCATACCATCCGTCACCCGCTTCAAATAGTTATCCAGCACCAATTGCTTCATACACAGCCGGATACTCCATAGGCGGACCAGCCACTGGCACAAGTACCGGAGACAAATACTCTTTTGCTAGTGAAAGCCAAGCTACAACTATTACAACTACTGGGCGTGCAACTCTTGCTATGGGAAAAAAGGTAGTCTAACACATGTCAGAAAAAATAACAATTGATCAGTTAAGAATACCTTTAAACGTCACTCAAGGGCATTCTCTAAGACAGGAAAACGGATCTTTTACGTTTGCTCAAGATAGTAAAGTAAATCTTCCATGCTACGTCGGATGCGTTGCTGGATACACCGCAGGAGGAACTAGCACAGCCGGCTGTTATACGTCAAAATTTCCTCTTGCAAGTGGTGCACCAATTAATGTCAATTTCTCTGTATTTTATCATCAATATTATCCACTTGCTCCCGGTGGATTACCGCAAGGGTCGGGAGTTTCTAGTGATGAAGCAGGTTATGCCGTTGGGCATAATCTTAACCCATCTCCATTGTTTGGTACTGCGTGTTACATTAGAAAGTTTAACTTTGTATCTGAAGGTGAGGCTTGCGGCGTAGGTACATACTGCGGAGTACCTTATGTGAAATGCGTTGGAAGCGCCACAGCAAAAACTCCAGGATATGCATACTCGTACGGAGGCGTCCGGTCTCCTGGAGCTAATAATCCAATTTATTTCATTAGCTGTATATACAAGTTGCAATATGCCGGTGATCAATATTTTAATAGTGTGGGTGATATGCAAACTAATAGAACAGACGGTGGATGCTATAATAGCCTTGATGATGGATATCAACTCGGTGGTCGTGGTACACCAGCACAGTTTCCGGGGCATCCGATTCAATATAATGATACACTAGAAAAAATACCATTTGCGAGTGATAACTGCGGAGTTTGTGTTGGATCTTTAAGTCTATCCTTTCCGACCGCGCTGTTTGAGCAAAAAGCTACACTGTCTGGGCCTGCAGGCGGATACGCTCTTACATGGGGAGAGCCATATGTTCCGAGCCCAGGCTATACAAGCTGCGCAAGTATATTCGGCTTCACATTCAGTAGCGGAAGCTCTTCTATAGTACAAACTGGAATATTGAATGGGAGTGGTAGAACCGCTTGCAGAGGAGCAGGAATCAGCAGTGAGACGTGTGCTTTTTATGCTCGGTTCCTGGGTCCTGCTATTGGATCAATTTACGGATTTCCATTTGCTAGTCATGGCGATGCTACAATTGTGGGTTGTTATCAGCCGAATGCGCGCGCAGGGTGTGCCTCATTCGGCTGGCAGGTATAAATCTGTTTACATTTTATCTTACTTGATATATAATATAACTTTACTATAGGGAAATACAATATGCACGTATATAATGGTGAAAGAAACACAGTGTTTCTTTTGAGTGGTGGAGCTGGACGAATCGTTACAGCAATTCCTGCACTTGAAAAATATCATCGATTAAATCCAGACGATGACTTTAAAGTTCTTATCTACGCTTGGGAAGAGCTTTACTGGAATCATCCAATTCTTCAAGAAAGAACCTTTAGCGCTAATCAGAAAGGTATCTTTGAGCTAATCATTAAGTCTCATAATCTTGTACAGCCAGAGCCGTATCACCGTTGGACATATTACAATCAAGAAAAATCTCTTGTAGAAGCTTTTGACGAAGAAATTAATAACACTGACGATCACTCTGATTTAGAAAAGCCAAATTTGTATTTGCATTCTAACGAAGTGATGGATGCGCAAAATTTTCTTACTAACTTACGTACAGAATTTAAACGAGAAAAAATTGTTGTCATTCAACCATTTGGACAAGGTGGTAATATTGTTAACGAGCGCTTTGTTGATAATACGCAGAGATCTTTACGTAGAAGAATCTATCTAGATATTATCGAAGAGATGCCCGAAGATGTTGGTTTCTTATATTTCGGGCCGCGAAACTTTTTATCACAAGCTGATAAAACAAGTCTCGTTCCTCAAAATGATCTCAATCTAAGAGCTTGGATGTCACTCATTAACGAAGCAGATTTCTTTGTTGGAGTTGATTCTGTGGGACAACACATAGCTCGAGCCTTTGATAAAAAAGGTTTGGTTGTAATGGGATCAACATTTGAAAAAAATGTTTCATACGAAGACTATGAAAACTTTACATTCTATCGCAATAATCGAGTAAAGACTAAATATAGTCCGATTCGAATCGGTGGAATGGATGGTGAAATGGCAGATCGTCTAAATGAAGAAGTAATGAAATTTAATGAGACAGAGGTTCAAGAGATGAAAGAGATTATATTGAATGGTGTCAAAGACTCTTAAAGAATATACAAAAGAAGTTCACACCGCAGCTGAGAAAACTGAGCTGTCAAAAGCAATGTTGTCTGGTGAGATCACCGACAAGCAGTGGGCTTATGTGCTATATCAAAAGATGGACATCGCGATTGCAATCGAAAAAAAGATTTTTTTACCAGAAAATATCTCGATGGTTAGATCTATATCGAAAGATGCTTCTCACTATTTTGACACTTACGACTATAAAATATTTCCCAGTACAAAAATATACGCAGAGCGTATCGAACAAAGTTCTTTATTTGTTGTAGATGCTGATTTATATGTCAACTATCTTGGTGACTTATACGGCGGACGATATATCTTCAGAGCTTTGAAACAAGAGCATAAATCGCATTTAGACTTAGACAATAGCGAAGAAAGAATTGACTTTATTCGTAATAAGATTAAAGGTCGAGATGAAGAGCTAAAAGATCAGTCATTAAAAGCTTTTCAATCTGTAAAGCAAATTTATGAAGAAATATTCGAGCAAACTAGAACTGATCTCTGATCAAATCTACGAGCTCTTAGAGAATAATAATAAAATACCAGTCGAAGACTTTGGATGGGAGAACCACGTGTGGCAATCCCAGATTTTTGCATGGGCGCATTTAGAAAAATTTTGCACAGACAAAGTCTCTGTTCTTCACTGTGTCGTAATGCCTCATAAGAACAGCTCAGCGCCGATCTATGGTTTTGACGTTATTGAGTTATCTGGGCAACTCACCGGAATGTTTTTAGATCTTACTCCAGTTGATGGCCGTACGTTTGATGTTCCAGTTGTAGGTCAAGCAAGACCTGTACCTGACTGGGCTGACTTTTTTAGCTCAAACTTTTTATGTTGTAAGCCAACAGAAAATGAGATACAATCTGGTGTAGAACTACTTCGAAGTTATTTACCTACACTTCCTTCAGCATCGGATCACGATTATTCTTTTCAACAACAAAAATATATCAATGGTCAACGCAAAAATCCTCAAACATTTAAGATGTTAAAATCTCATATTGGTGAGGCTAGATCAAAACAATTTATAGAAGAGATTCTTTTTCCAGACATCGTGTAAATAAGGAAATACTATGAATATCGTGATTGTATCAGGTGGATTTGACCCGCTGCATTCTGGGCATCTTCGCTATTTTCAAGAAGCTAAAGAACTTGGCGATCGCCTTATAGTCGGAGTGAATAGCGATGCGTGGCTTACACGTAAAAAGGGTAGACCTTTCATGCCGATTAGTGAACGAGCTGAAATAATCAAAGCATTAGAAGTGGTAGATGCCGTCGTAGCATTTGATGACGATTACGATTTAGACAATAGTTGCAAAAAATTTGTAGAAGATACTTGCTATAACTATGAAGAAGACGAAGTCATATTTGCTAATGGTGGAGATAGAGATTCGTGCAATATACCTGAAATGGATATCAAAGCTCAAAATCTTTCGTTTGCATTTGGTGTAGGTGGAGAAGATAAAAAAAATTCAAGCTCTTGGATTTTAAAAGAATGGAAAAACCCAGTTGTTACACGCCAATGGGGGTCTTACACTGTCTTAGACGAAAATGGAACGTGGCGCGTCAAAGAGCTTTCGTTTGAAGTCGGAAAAGCTTTAAGTGACCAGCGTCATTTTCAAAGAAGCGAACATTGGCATGTTGTAAAAGGAAAAATTCGTATGGAGCTAGAATATCAGAACGGAAAAGTAGAAAGCGTCATATTACCTTCTGGCACAAGCATAGACATTCCGGTGAATACTTGGCACAAAGCAACAAATGTCGGGAATGAAGATGCTAAAGTAATTGAGGTGTGGCAAGGAAGCCAATTGTTAGAAGAAGATATTGAAAGAAGATCATAACATTTTCTCACAATGTTTTTTATAAATAGTCATAAGGAACTTAGGAGATCTTTATGGCTGTTAATAGCAGAGACCAATTAATCGATTATTGCAAGAGAAAGCTCGGCGATCCTGTTATTGAAATCAACGTAGATTATCAGCAGTTTGAAGATCGAGTAGATGATGCTATTCAGTATTATCAAGAATATCATTCCGATGCCACAGTAAAAACTTATTTGAAGCACTTAGTAACAGAAGATGATGTTACTAACGAATACATTCCGTTAAGTCAAGATATTATATTTGTCAGTAAGCTTTTTCCTCTCGCTTCTAATTTTAATCAAGGCCGTAACTTTTTTGATATCAAATACCAAATGATGTTAAATGACATGGCTGATCTTGTGAGCTTTGCGGGTGACCTAGCTTATTATGAGCAAATGCAACAGTACCTGTCATTGCTTGATATGAAATTAAACGGGCATCCTCAAGTTCAGTTTTCTCGTAGACAAAATCGACTTTACGTTTTTGGTGATTTTGCTGATGACGACATTAATGCTGGAGATTATCTTATAGCAGAAGTGTATCAGACAGTAGATCCAGAAACGCATACTTCTGTCTATGACGACATGTGGTTGAAAGAATATACAACCGCTCTGATCAAACAGCAGTGGGGAATGAACTTAATAAAGTTTGAAGGTATGCAATTGCCTGGTGGTGTCATGTTGAATGGCCGGCAGTTGTACGACGACGCAACTTCTGATATAGAGAGATTAAGAGAAGTAATTCGCCTTGAGCACGAAATGCCTGTTGACTTTTTTGTTGGATAAATAGATGGCAACTAATCCTTATTTTAAACAAGGTGTGACAACAGAGCAAAGTCTCTATGAAAGCATCATAATAGAATCTTTGAAGATGTACGGGCAAGATCTTTTTTATCTGCCAAGAGACATTGTGAATGAAGACAGAGTGTTTGGTGATGACGTCCCCTCTCGCTTTAATAGTGCGTATAAAATTGAAATGTACATTGAAAACATAGAAGGATTTGACGGAGAAGGAGATCTGTTTTCTCGATTCGGTGTTGAGATTAGAGACGAAGCAACTTTTATAGTTGCAAAGAAAAGATGGAGATCGACCATAGGTCGAATTGATAATGAGATCAATAGTGATAGACCACGAGAAGGTGATCTCATATATGTTCCTCTATCAAAATCTATGTTTCAAATTATGCATGTTGAGCACGAGCAACCATTCTATCAATTAAATAATCTTCCAATCTATAAACTAAGATGTGCGCTGTTCGAATACAGCGACGAAGATCTAGATACTGGTGTAGATGAAATTGATGCTATAGAAGCTGATGTTGCTCATCGCTGGGAAATTGTATTACGAAATTCTCCACCTCTTAGTGACGTAGAGGTTAATTCAGAAGTATATCAAAATGTAGACAGTGATGGCGATGGAACTGGCCTTAGAGTTACAGGCGAAGTTGTTAAATGGCAGCCAGTTAATAAAACGTTGTACTTATCTCATGTTGGTTCAAGCGACGGTACTTTCCAAGAATTTAAATCGAGCAAGCAGCTAGTGATTGGTGGAACAGGATATAATATTGCGTCGGTACAAGAAGTAATGGCTGGATCGTCGAATACTCAGAACGACGACTTTAATCAAGATGCTAATGACTTTTTAGATTTCACTGAAACAAATCCATTCGGCGAGCCGGAGCTTTAATATGTTTACGTATTTTTATCACGAAAAAATTAGAAAGTGTGTATCTTTATTCGGCACCCTGTTTAACAATATGTATGTTATCAGAAAGAATTCTGATGGATCAACTTTAAGCCAAATAAAAGTTCCTTTAGCATACGCGCCACGTAGAAAGTATTTAGACAGAATTCGTGAGATGCCAGATCTTACAGAAGATACTAAGGTCGCAGTTAAGCTACCAAGAATGTCTTTTGAAATTACTAATTTTGCGTATGACAATTCTAGACAATTATCAAAAACCAACTCATTTTCTAGATCAACTTCTTCAGGCGAAGTTCGAACTAAATTTACTGCTCCAGTTCCGTATTCGATTAACTTTCAGCTAAACATATATGCTAAGTCACAAGACGATGCTTTACAGATGGTTGAGCAGGTACTACCTTATTTTAATCCACAATATTCTCTTACGATTAAGCCTTTTCCAGAAGACTATCCTGATATAAAAGAAGACATACCTATTATCATACAAGGAGTTTCTTTCTCTGATGATTTTGAAGGTCAACTAGAAACACGAAGAACAATTGTATATGCTCTTGACTTCGAGATGAAAGTTAATTTTTACGGACCGATTCTTGGATCTAAAGTTATTAGAGAGGTTACTTCTACTATCTTTGATATTGAAGGTGGCTTGAACGACTCTGATTTACCGGTTGAAAGATTAATTACTACACCGAATCCATTAAGTACGATTGGATCCGAAGACAGCGATTACGGATTTAATACAGAAATAGATAGGATATATGACAGTGCCTAAAGATGATGATAACGTAAAAAGTGATTATGATTACTCTAGAGAAACGTACTATGACCTTTTAGAAAAAGGTCGAGAATCTTTAGATGACATGATCCACGTGGCTCGCGAGTCTGAACATCCGCGTGCTTATGAAGTGCTGTCTAACATGATAAAAAATTTATCAGACGTAAATGATAAATTAATGGATTTAAATAAGAAAAACATTCAAATCTCTCAACCAAAACAAGTTGAAAATCAGCAGAATAACTTCTTTGTCGGATCTACCGCAGATCTGCAGAAGATACTAAAGGATGAAAACGTGATTGAACATGATTCTAAAGAATGATTCTTACCTCGGCAATCCTAATGTAAAACGAGACGGTGTTCAGCAAGAGTGGGATCATAGCTTAATTGCTGAATACTCAAAGTGCATGCACGATCCTGTGTACTTTTGCGAAAAATATGTTAAAGTAATTGCTCTTGATAAAGGTTTAGTTAACTTTAAACTTTACCCGTATCAAGAGAAAATGTTTGATCACTTTAACTCTAATCGATTCAACATTGTTCTCGCTTGTCGACAATCAGGCAAATCAATTTCAGCGTGTGCGTATCTTCTATGGTATGCTTTGTTTAATCCTGAAAAAACTATTGCAGTAATGGCAAACAAGGGAGCTACTGCAAGAGAGATGTTGTCTCGAGTAACTTTAATGCTTGAGAACATTCCTTTCTTTTTACAGCCTGGATGCAAAGCTCTAAACAAAGGCTCGATCGAGTTTTCTAATAATTCGCGTATTATTGCAGCTGCTACTTCTGGATCATCCATTCGAGGAATGTCTGTTAACTTATTGTACCTTGATGAGTTTGCATTTGTAGAAAGAGCTTCTGAATTCTATACGTCAACTTATCCAGTTGTTTCAGCTGGTAAAGACACTAAAATCATTGTGACTTCTACTGCAAATGGTATTGGTAATATTTTTCATAAGATATGGGAAGGCGCAGTTCAAGGCACTAATGAATTCAAACCTTTTAGAGTAGATTGGTGGGATGTTCCAGGGCGAGATGAAAATTGGAAAAAGCAAACTATTTCAAACACTAGTCAGTTACAGTTTGATCAAGAGTTTGGAAATACATTTTTTGGAACAGGCGATACTTTAATTGGTGCTGAGACGCTTATGAGTCTAAGAGCTTCAAATCCAATTAAAACACTTGAGGGTGGTGATTTACTAGTATACAAAGAGCCTCATAAAAAACATGAGTATATCATGGTTGTAGACGTAAGTAAAGGAAGAGGACAGGACTATTCTACCTTTAATGTGATCGATGTTAGCGTATCCCCGTTCGAACAGGTTGCTGTATATCGCAATAATACTATCTCGCCTATCCTCTTCCCTAATGTTATCTATAAGTACGCAAATCTTTATAACAGTGCTTGGATAGTCGTTGAGTCAAACGATCAAGGAGCAGTTGTATGTAATGGACTTTACTATGATTTAGAATACGAAAACTTATATGTAGAGTCTGCTATCAAATCAAATCGATTAGGCATCGAAATCAACCGGAAGACAAAAAGATTAGGGTGCTCGTCTTTTAAAGATATTTTAGAAAACAATAAGATTACCATACACGATGAAAATACTATTCTTGAAATTTCCACTTTCGAAGCAAGGGGACAATCGTACGAAGCGTCAGACGGTAATCATGATGATCTTGTGATGAATTTAGTTTTGTTTGGTTACTTTGCTCTTTCTGAATTTTTCGCAGACACAACAAATATTGATCTAAAACATATGCTACATGAAAAAAGAATTCGCGAAATCGAAGAAGACATTCCGCCATTTGGTTTTATTGATGACGGCTCTGATCACATTGCTTCTATAGAATCTCAAGAAAATAGTGCTTGGGCTATAGAATACGACCCAAATTTGTAATGTTATAAATACTAGTTGATATTGAAACACAACCGTATTATGAAATTACATATCATTTAAAGAGGACATCTTATATGGCACTTTTCACACCATCAGAATCTCCTGCGGTTGTCGTTAGAGAGATTGATTTGACCGGAGGCGTACCAAACGTCCAGTCAACAACGGGTGCGTATGTCGGTAATTTCAGATGGGGGCCTGTTCGCGAGCGTAGACTAATTGCAAACGAAACGGAACTCGCTGAAACATTTGGCTCACCAGATGACGACAACGCAATTGACTTTATTTCAGCATCTCAGTTTTTGAGATATTCAAGCACATTACAAGTAGTTCGTAATGTTGTCGATAGCGGCGAAGGAGCTGCTTGGAACGCTATGGCGCTGACTACGGCTGATTCTATTGGAGTAGTAAACTCTAACAATTTTACTAGACAGCTTGTACTAAACGAAAATGACTTCCAAGCTAGAGAAGGTACGATTTCAGCACTTAACGATGCTGACATTCTTGGAGACGGAGACAGCATTCTTGACTCTGGCTCAGGAGCTAAAATCCACTTCTTAGCTAAATATCCTGGTTCATTAGGTAATAGTCTTAAGGTTTCTTATTTGCCTGCATTTAAAGATTCTGGGTCTGGACTTACTTTTGGGGATTGGACTTATTCAACAAGTTTTGACGCGGCCCCAGACACATCAGTAACTGCAGCTGCAAAAGGTTCTACCAACGATGAAATGCATCTAGTAGTCGTTGACGAGAACGGAGCGATTTCTGGTACTAGAGGCACAGTACTTGAAACATTCGCAAATCTTTCTATTCTTAAAGATGCTAAGAATACAGAAGGACAAACTGTATACGCTAAAGAAATAATCAACAATAATTCTGAGTACGTATACTTAGTTAATTTTGATCCTGATTTAGTTGTTGCCGGTGCTGGTGCAAACGCTGCGCTTAGTACTGAGTACGCTTGGGACAGAAGCACAGAAAATTTAAGCGTTGACAGATCATTTGCTTCTGGAGCAAACTCAGGCGATTTAAGCACTGGTGAATATCTTGAAGGCTTTGACTTGTTCGAAGACAAAGACCAAACAGAAGTCGACTTTTTGATTGCGCCTAGTTTAAATGCTAGAGTTGATCAAACAACTGTTGTTAACGACTTGGTTGCAACAGCACAGCAAACACGTAAAGATTGTGTAGTTGTAACATCACCAGCAAGAAACGATATTGTTGGAGTTGTATCAGAAACTGATAAAGTAACTAATGCAGTTACTACAGCTGCTACATTTACACGCTCATCTTACTTAGTAGTTGATAATAACTTTGTTAAAGTATACGATAAATATAATGACAAGTATGTAGACATTCCTGCTTCATCTACTGTTGCTGGTATTATGGCTGCAACGGACTTTAACAGAGCAGCATGGTTCTCGCCAGCTGGATCTAGAAGAGGTCAATTGCTTGGAATTACAGCTTTGAACTATAGTCCAACAAAAGGACAAAGAGATACTTTATATAAAGCTGGAATTAATCCTATTGCAAATATTCCTGGTCAAGGCGCTTTACTCTTTGGAGACAAGACGTTTTTAGGAAGACCTTCAGCATTTGATAGAATTAACGTAAGACGTTTATTCTTGATTTTAGAGAGAGCAATTGGTAGAGCTGCTGAGCAAGTTTTGTTTGAATTCAACGATGAATTTACAAGAGCAGAATTTGTAAATATTGTAGAGCCAGTTCTTAGAGAGGTTCAAGGTCGACGTGGTATCACAGACTTTAGAGTTGTAGCAGACGAGACAAACAATACTGCTGAAGTGATTGATAGAAACGAATTTAAGGCAGATATTTTTATCAAGCCAGCACGTTCTATTAATTATGTAACTCTCAGTTTTGTTGCAGTACGAACTGGTGTCGACTTCGAAGAAGTAGTTGGAACGGTATAAGGAGAATATAGATGGCTGTTTTAGGAGTCGATGACTTTAAGTCAAAGTTAAGAGGTGGTGGCGCTAGACCTAACCTCTTTAAAGTAACAATTAACTACCCAGCGTATGTTAATGGAGATGCCGAGCTAACTAGTTTCTTATGCGAAGCTGCTCAGCTACCTGGATCAACATTTGGAATTATTCCAGTTCCTTTTAGAGGACGTCAGCTGAAAGTGGCTGGTGATCGCACATTCCCAGAGTGGACAGTGACAATCATTAACGACACTGATTTTGCGGTACGCAACTCTATGGAATCATGGATGAATGGTATGAATGCTCATTCAGCAAATACTGGACTCACAAGCCCTATTGCTTATGAAACAGATTTGTTTGTAGAGCAGTTAGATCGCGATGGAAGTTCTTTAAAGAAATATATTTTTAGAGGATCTTTCCCATCAGATCTTTCGCCGATTGAATTAAGCTATGGTTCTGTTGACGAAATCGAAAGATTCCAGGTAACATTTGCTTACCAATACTTCGACACAGAAAATCCACAGACTACAAGTTAAATACATAATAGAGAAGGGACTAGAGTTTCTAGTCCCTTTTTCTAACTAGGATTTGAAAAAATGGCTGACGAAAAAAGCATAAAATTATTTGGTTTTGAAATTAAAAAAGCGAAGGAAAAAGAGAGCGAGAAAAAGCTGTCCATCGTTCCTCCGCGCGATGATGATGGTGCTGGTTACGTCACAGCTGCTGGTATGCACTATGGTCAATATCTTAATATTGACGGTGATGATGCAAAAGATAATCACCAGTTAATTATGAAATATCGTGGAATATCAATGCATCCAGAAGTTGATATGGCCATTGAAGACATTGTAAACGAAGCGATTACTGGTACTGATAAAGAACAATCGCTTAGTCTTAATTTAGATGATGTGAAAGTTTCTGAAGGTATAAAAAATAAGATCCGTGAAGAATTTGACAACATATATGGAATGCTCAATTTTGGAGAAATTGGCCATGACATTTTTCGCAGATGGTATGTCGACGGTAGACTATACCACCATTTAGTTGTTGACGAATCTAAATTGAAAGAAGGCATTCAAGAAATTAGGCCGATAGATTCTTCGAAAATTCGTAAAGTAAAACAAGTAAAAACTAAAACTGATCAAGCTACAGGCGCAAAACTTGTAGAAAACGTTGATGAGTATTATGTTTATCAAGAAAAATACTCGGCTGCACCTGGTAGTAGTATGCAGACCAATGGAATTAAATTAACAGAAGATTCTGTTAGTTACGTAACGTCTGGTCTTTTAAGCGAAGATCGAAAAAAAGTTGTTTCTTTTTTGCACAAAGCCATTAAGCCAATCAATCAATTAAGAATGATGGAAGACTCGTTAGTCATTTATAGATTAGCTCGAGCGCCTGAAAGAAGAATATTCTATATTGATGTTGGTAACTTGCCTCGTGGCAAATCAGAACAATATATGAAAGACATTATGACTAAGTATCGTAATAAGCTAGTGTATGACGCAAAAACTGGCGAAATACGTGATGACAGAAAACATATGTCTATGTTAGAAGATTTCTGGTTGCCTCGTAGAGAAGGTGGAAAAGGTACAGAAATTTCTACGCTTCCTGGCGGAGAAAATCTAGGTCAGATTGATGACATCATCTATTTTCAAAAGAGACTATACAGAGCCTTAAACGTTCCAATCAATAGGCTGGAACAAGAGGCACAGTTCAGCCTAGGGCGATCAACCGAAGTTTCTAGAGACGAGCTTAAATTTCAAAAATTTATTGATCGGCTTCGTAAGCGATTTGCGCATCTGTTTTATGGTATTCTTAAAAAACAACTTTTGCTTAAAGGAATTTGTACCGAAGAAGATTGGCAAAACTGGAAAAACTCTATCATATTAGACTACGTTAATGATAATTATTTTTCAGAGCTAAAAGATAGCGAAATATTAAGAGAAAGACTACAAACACTTGACATGGTTCAAAATTATGTGGGCGAATTCTTCTCCAAAGAGTGGGTGCAAAGAAACGTTCTTCAATTTGATGATGACGATATTAAAGAGATTTCTGCTCAAATTCAAGGTGAAACTAGTGAAGAGCCTGAAGAAGAGCAACAAGAAGAGCAAGTCAACACATTTGAGTATCAAGAAACTCAACCAGATGTAGTGACAGAAAAAACAACAGCATTACTCAAGCAGTTGGTTGAAGATGAAAAAACCAATTAACGAAGCCTTAATAGCGCTAAATCTTAAAAGATTAAAAGAAGACATTGATCTTTTAAAAAATCAAGCACCGGTTCAGGGTCCTAAAGGTGATCGTGGAGAACAAGGACCTGATGGTCTGCCAGGAGCACGCGGTTTAAGTGGAGAGCAAGGTGAACCTGGTCTTCAAGGTCCGCAAGGTTTGTCTGGACCGCAAGGCCCGCTCGGGCCTCAAGGGCCTAAGGGTGATCAAGGAGAAATAGGTCCACAAGGATTGATTGGCCCTCAAGGTCCACAAGGGCCTAAAGGTGATCAAGGAGAAATAGGCCCTCAAGGACTAGTAGGACCAGCTGGAGCTCAAGGTCCTAAGGGAGACATCGGAAACACTGGACCTAAAGGCGACAAAGGCGAGCGCGGAGATATTGGTCCTGAAGGTCCACAAGGAGAACAAGGCCCTCAAGGTATACAAGGAAAGACTGGTGTTCCTGGACCTAAAGGCGAACGTGGAGTTCCAGGATTAAAAGGAGATACTGGACCAGCTGGGGCACCAGGACCTCAAGGACCTAAAGGCGAAAAAGGTGATCCTGGAAAGCAAGGTTTACAAGGTCCAAAGGGAGATACTGGACCCGAAGGTCCAATGGGTCCTGCTGGACCAGCTGGACAAACCATCACGCTCGAAGATGTGCAGCCAATTCTAGAGCAGACCGTAGGTAAAGCACAAGACGACTTTAATCGTTGGAGAGATAACGTCACTAAATCTCTTTCTTCGATTGGTGGTGGTGGACTTGGTGAAAAAGATGTAATTCAACTTGTTAGACAATATTCTTCAGGAAGTATTGCAAGTTCAGATTCAGGCGGAGCTAGTGGTAGTGGTTTAGACTCAGCAGATGTTATATTGATCGCTAATCAAATAGCATTAGATTCAGCTGATGTCATACAAATCATTAACAATACCGGTGGGTCAAACGCACTTACTTTAGATCAAGTACTTACTACTGGATCAACCAGCAATCAGACAATTACAACTGGACACCATTTACCTGCTGCAGATTCTTCGTATAATCTTGGTGATTCTGATAGAAGATGGAAAGATCTATACTTATCTGGTAATACGATATTTATCGGAAATACAAAAATTTCTGCAGCCGACGGCACGCTTAACGTGTTATCAGTTAATGATTCTGTAGGAGCTGTGGCTCCGACTCTTGTCACTAACGTTATTTTTAATAATAAATTTGATTCTGCGTCAACAAACGCTGGATTTATTGGAAAGTTGTTTAATGAAGTTGATGAGTTTAATGTATACAACATTAAAACAGACTTAAACGTAGACGGATCTATAAACACCACATCTGACGAAAGACTAAAAACTAATATACAACCAATTGAAAATGCTATTGATTTAGTTAATAACTTAAACGGTGTGTACTTTGATCGTACGTCAGATAACCATACTCATACTGAAATGGGTTTTATTGCCCAACAAGTAGAGCCTGTTGTACCAGAACTTGTTACTCAAACGCCGGCTGGTATAAAAACTGTTGCTTACGGTAACATCACTGCACTGTTAGTAGAAGCAATAAAAGAACTTAAATTAGAAATAAATGAGCTTAAAAGCCGATTAGGAGAATAGTATGTCAACAATTGAAGATTTAGTGCAAGCATCTTTAAATCAAGATTATAATGGAGCAAATGAAATATTTGGAGATCTTATGAGTTCTAAAATTTCTGATGCGCTTGAACAAGAAAAAATTCAACTAGCTAACAATATTTACAATGGCGTCGAAGAAGAAGAAGAAGTAGAAGATTTTGATGTCGATGATTTAGAAGATGAAGATTTTAATGATGAAGAAGATCTTGAAGATGATGAAGAAGATCTTGAAGATGATGAAGAAGAAGATCTTGAAGACGAAGACGAATAGATTTGAGTTAAGAAATTAATTATTATAAATAATTAGGTAAAAAATATGAAACAATTTAATGAACTTCGCCGAAAGATGCCTCCGGGCGAGCCAGAAAAAGCTGCCACTCAATTTGTGAAACAATACGGACAAATGAAATGAAATTGATTGCTGAATACACCGATCAAAACCTCGAAGTTCTTACTGAGGATAAAAAGGATGGCGGAAAGAAGTACGTCATAGAAGGTGTATTTGCTCAAGCAGAACAAAAAAATAGAAATGGTCGTGTGTATCCAATGCCTGTTATGGAAAAGGCAGTTGGAAAGTACAACGACGAACAAGTTTCAAAAGGTAGAGCTGTTGGTGAGTTAAACCACCCTGATGGTCCAACAGTAAACCTAGATAAAGTTTCGCATAAGATCGAGTCCTTACAATTTAAAGGAAACGATGTTATCGGAAGAGCGCAAATTCTAAACACTCCTATGGGTAAGATTGTTGAAGGTCTTCTCGATGGTGGCGTTAGAGTCGGCGTTTCAACTCGTGGTATGGGAAGTTTGCAGCGAGGCGGAAGTGGTATGACAGTCGGACCTGACTTCATGCTCAATGCTATCGATATCGTTCAAGATCCATCTGCTCCGAATGCTTTTGTTAATGGTGTTATGGAAGGTGTAGAATGGATATGGAATAATGGTATCATCGAAGCTCAAACAATTGAAAGAATGGAGACTGAAATTAAGAAAGCTCCACGAAAAGATCTCTATGAGGTACAGGTTCGTG